GGCGACGACGAACGTGGTATGATGATATTAGAATGGGGCGGCAAGCCAGAGTTTAAAACATGGCCGGGCCAACCTGTTTATAGAACATATAAACTTAGTCAAATTATTGATAAGCCCGACGAACTGTTAAAAGAAAAAATGCATTGCCGTGTTACCATTGATTTGCCTATTAGTTTTGAAGAAGCAAACTTTATCAAAGAAACATTTGTACCTCAGTATAATCTCCGAGAGCTTATGTTAATTCCGGAGAAAGTTGAAGTTGATGCACAGTCTACACCTATAGACATTAACTTTGAAAGTGTTGACACTATTGTCATGAATCAAATTAATGCAATTGAAAGTGATGCATTTGATAAAGCTCTATTATTAAACATTTATAATAACCTATGATAAAGATTAAAGATTTAACTGTTAGAAACTTCATGAGTGTTGGGGCTCAGACTCAGGCTATCACATTTGATAAAGGTCAACTGACTCTTGTTCTAGGTGAGAATTTAGATCTAGGAGGCGACGATAGCGGTGCCCGCAATGGTACAGGTAAGACTACCATTATTAACGGACTCAGCTATGCTATCTACGGCACGGCCTTAACCAACATCAAGAAAGACAACCTTGTTAACAAGATCAACAACAAAGGTATGTTGTGTACTGTAACATTTGAAAAAGACGGTCAAGAATATCATATCGAAAGAGGGCGTAAACCTAACGTACTCAAGTTTAGTGTTAACGGGCAAGAGCAGGCAACAGAAACAACCGACGAAGCACAGGGCGACAGTAGAGAAACACAAAAGGCCATTGAAGAAGTATTTGGTATGAGTCATGAAATGTTCAAGCACCTCGTGGCATTGAACACGTATACTGAACCGTTCCTTAGCATGAAGGCTGCTGATCAACGGGCTGTTATTGAACAACTGTTAGGTATTACTCAGTTAAGTGAAAAAGCAGAGTCTCTTAAAGAAGCAATTAGAATCAGCAAAGACTCTATTGCAACTGAAAATACAAAAATAGAAACAATTAAAGCATCTAACGATCGAATTCAACAAAGTATCGAATCGTTAGAGCGCAAACAACGGCTGTGGGAAGAGCAACACGAAACAGCTCTTACTAATTTGACCAAGGCAATAGAAAAACTTTTAGATATTAACATCGATGAAGAAATTGCCAATCAGAGATCACTAGTTGAATGGACAAAAAGCAAAAAGGAACGTGATAGCCTAACCGCTTTAATTGCCAAACAAACTAGTACACTAGAACGTGAACAAAAGAATTTAGACAAGTTAGAACGTGAATTAACAACACTAGCAGATCACAAGTGTCATAGCTGTGGTCAAGACATTCACGATGTCAAGCATGACGAAATGATGACCGCAAAGGTCAAACAGGTCGAAGAAAGCCACGGTCATATTAAAACGTATAGTGAAGAACTAAGTGAGCTTAACGAAGCTATTAGTTTAGTTAGTGAGCTTGGTGCTTGCCCAAGTGTCATTTACGACAATCTAGAACAGGCACTAAATCATAAAAACACACTTAGTGGACTAGAGCGTGATCTGGAAGTAAAGGTTAACGAAAACAATCCTTATGTTGAACAGATTAGCGAATTGCAAAACACAGCGGTACAGGAAATCAATTATAATAATGTAAATGATCTAGTTAGAGTAAAAGATCATCAAGAATTCTTACACAAGTTATTAACTAACAAAGATTCGTTTATTCGTAAGCGTATCATTGATCAGAATCTAGCATATCTAAATCAGCGATTGACCTATTATCTAGATAAAATAGGTCTCCCTCACTTGGTAGAATTTCAAAATGACCTAAGTGTTATTATTACACAATTAGGTCAAGACTTAGACTTTGATAATTTAAGCCGAGGCGAACGTAATCGCTTGATATTATCAATGTCATGGGCATTTCGTGATGTGTGGGAAAATCTATATCAAGCTATTAACTTACTATTCATTGACGAACTAGTTGATTCGGGCATGGATGCTAGTGGTGTTGAATCTAGTATTGCAGTTCTTAAGAAGATGACCCGTGAACGCAACAAGAATGTGTTCTTGATTTCGCATAGGGATGACTTAACCAGTAGGGTAAATCATGTGCTTAAGGTGATTAAAGAAAACGGATTCACTAGTTATTCAACAGATGTGGAGATTGTTGATTGACCACAGAAAGCCACGACAAAATGATTGCTGCTTTTCAGGAATATTTTAAGTGGCAGGAACGATTTGAATACAAAGGCTCTGACGAAGCAGGCATTAAGGCAAGATATTGGCTCAGCGAAATACGCAATGAAGCCAGTATCAGAAGAGTAGAAATACAGGCAAAGCGTGAAGAACGCAAACAAGCCAGAAAAGGCATGATAGGCAGACCCAAGAAACTAACTAAGTGAATGTCATGGTACTATCAAGATCAACTAATCGAACACCTTCCCGAAGAATGCGTGGGATTTGTTTATCTTATTACTAATATTACCACTGGCAGAAAATACATAGGCAAAAAACTAGCCAAATTCTCCAAGACTAGCTATAAAACAGTAAAATTAAAAAACGGCACTAAAAAGAAAAAGAAGATACGTTCTAAAATAGACAGCGATTGGCGTGATTATTACGGGTCAAACGTTGAATTAAGCAAGGACGTAGAACAATTAGGCAAAGAAAACTTCCGTAGAGACATACTATTTTACTGCACATCCAAGGCGCAATGCTCATATATAGAAGCTAGAGAACAATTCACCCACAAAGTTTTAGAATCAAAAGACTATTATAACGGTCAGATTTCTGTCCGTGTACATGGTTCGCATATACTCAAAGGCCAATAATTCAGGCAATTTAACTGCCAAATAAGCCCGCACCGGCGTTGTTAGTGTGCCCTTAAAGCTGGATCTCGGATCGCAGTCAATGGAATTCCCTACTTGGCAGAGGGGTTGTACAGTAGTATCCTTAACAGGACCACAATCGGATATGCCTACAGAACCGGTTTACTGTACAAGAAAGTATTATATCAAGGCTAAAGATGGGAGAAAAACCCACGGTTGTTATGCAAGACTGCGTTTGTGTAGCAATCCGCCGTCATTAATAAGACTTGGCTCGAGGTACCGGATGACCGCCTCTGTAATCGCCATAACGCCGTATGTACTGTGCAACTCGCATAATGCTTCTTAGCCCGCAAGGGCTAAGTATGACTGAACAATCTGCATAATACTTAAATTGCTTCGCAATTACAATAGTCAACAATGTTTAGAAGAAAGAAAATTCGTTGAGCGATAGCGATAACGAATGTGAGCTTCAGCTCACAATACAATAAATAACATACTATCTGTGAGTAAACATGCGTGTAAGCAATATATTATTTGAACAACATATGAATAATTCTAATAAAATTCTATTAGAATCATGTCATGGCCTTGATCAAGAACAACGTGTAGTCGTTGAAGGCATTTATAATGAATTACTGCCTTTAATCGAAGCTAGTCTTAGTCCCGATCAAATCAAATCTATATTTGGTGCTGTAGAAAAGTCTGCTACTGACGCAGGCGGTAATAGAACCATGTTAGGCAAGGGCGTTGATGTCGGTAAGAAAGCCAACGAAATTGTTGATAACATAGGCAAGTGGCTACAAAACACAACTCCGGTTAAGGCTTTTGATCAAAAGTTTGATGATTTAAAAAGAAAAATTAATACTAAATTTCCAGATTCAAAAATACTAGATGCTGTATCTAACATGGGCATATGGGCTCAAGAGAATCCTGGAAAAACCGCAGCAATTATTGGAGTACTTACTGCTATTGCTTCATTGGCAGGCGGGCCAGTTGGAGGTGCAATTGCTGGTCAAGTGCTGCGGGGATCTGTAGAATTACTCAAAGGTGAAAAACTTTCCACAGCCATTGGCAAAGGTGTTAAGACAGCGGCCTACGGTTTCATTGCTGGCAAGACATTTGAACTATTAGGCGATGCAATCAAAGACGGTGCGCAAGTAGTCAAAGATAACTTATTTCCAAACGCTCTTCGCCTAAATATGAAATCTGTTTTTGATGAAGTTGGCGGAGAACTAGGTACTCGTTGGGCTAATTTTGAAATTAAAGGTCTGGTAGGCAGGCCTGAAGACATAAACACTGCTAAAAAATTATTTGCCGAAGCTGGGCAATATTGGAAAGCAGGCGATTATGAACAAAGTGCAGCCACTTGGAAATCGTTAGAAGGCATGATTGCCGATACATTTAAAGATCCGGAATACATAGCTCAGATAGCCTCTGACCAAGCTAGCAGAACAATGATTAGTCAAGCAGCACAGGCTGCTCAAGAAGCTACAAAATATCTCGGAGCGGCTGCACAAGGTGCTGTAGCTGCTGCTGGAACTAAAGGCAGTCTAGCTAAAAAAGAATCAATAACCCGCCAAACTCGCCCGTTAAGCGAAGGTCAAGTATATTTAATATTCAATCGTGTTGTATCTTCGCAGCTCAATGAAGGGCCAATGGATGCTATTAAAGGCTTTGCCGGCAAGGCTATGGACAAAGTTCGAACAGCGGGCACTAACTTAACAACTAAAATTACCGCAGACAAATTAAATTCAGCTTGGCAAAAAGCAGGAGCTCCCGCTGACAGTGAAGAACTTAAAAAGTTTTTAATCAGTCAGGGAGTTGATGCTACTGTAATAGATACAGTATATAAATCTTTAAAGATAGTTGGTGGAGCTGCATCTGTTTATGCACAAGTTAAAACAGACCTAGCTAACCTAGATAAGAAAAGCAAACAACGCCTTGCATCCTACCTACAAAAACAATTAGGAACCGTAAAATGAAAATCACAGAAATATTAGTAGAAAATCAACAAGTAGATGAAGGTCCACTCCTAAATAAAATTGGGGCTGGCATTGGCAAGGCAGCAGGCACAGTTGCTAAAGGCATAGGAGCCGTAGCAGGCGGCGTTGTGGGCGCAGGTAAAGCTCTAGCAAAAGGTTATCAAGCAGGCAAATCTACAGTAGGCGGAGCTGGAGATGATGAAGAAGCAGATACTGGAGCAGCACCAGCGTCTAATACAGCATCGGCTGGAACAACTCCTACAGCTAAAACAGCTCTAAAAACTAAGACAACTCCAACGGCAGGAGGTGCAGCAACTAGTGCTCCAACAAGCAATGCTGCACCAACAAGCAATGCTGCACCAACAAGCAATGCTGTTCCAGCAGCAGGTGGTACTGCCTATGCTCAGGTTAAAGCAAACATTGACAAACTTGATAAGAAAGGCAAGCAAAGAATTTTAGCCGCTCTACAAAAAGAAGTAGGTGCAGCACCAGCTGCTAAGCCAGCGGCTCCTGCCGCAAAACCGGCAGCAGGTAACGCAGAAGCTCCAGCTGATAGTGGAGCAATGACTAACATGGCAGGTCAACTGGCAAAAGCAGGAGCATCTACGAAACCTAATACAATGGCTAATACTCCTACTAGCAAAACTAATAAAGCTAAACCAGGTAATCCAAATGCTGCCGCAGCACCAGCTGCTGAACCTGCGCCGCCAGCACCAGCTGCTGAACCAGTAGCACCGACTAAACCCGCGGCAGGTGCAACTACAACTGCACCGAGTGGTGAAAAAGTTCTTGCAAATCCTGTAGCCACTGTAGGAACTAAACGTGCAACTAATATTGGTCAAGCAACGTTTGATAAAGAGACAGGTAAAGCACTTCCTGGACAAGCTCTTAATGCTATTCGTAAGAAAGCAGAGTACGGTACAGGTGCATTAGGTGCTGCAAGAAAGAGAATCAAAGCTGGCGCAGCAGCACCGACTGCTCAAGAATCAATTGATGCTGATCGTAGAAACATTATGGGAACTTCAAAACCTGCAAAGGCTAGAGAAAAAGTTTCAGAAAGTTTTAGTCTGTTTAAAAAACGTTAACAAACAAAAAAGGACTCCTAGGAGTCCTTTTTACTATTAGAAGAATGGTAATCCACTTTTCTTAGTTGTTTCTAGATTTTCTTTTATGAGTTCGCCAATCAATTGTCTTTCCTCCCAACTGAGCAGCATTGCTTCCCAATAACTCATACCACGCATATACCAACAGATTTTTAAAATATCTCGTTTAATTTCCTTGGCCTCTTTTTCCAGCTGCTGAACCCAAAGTAGAATCTCCGGCTGAGGAAGAGTTAAGATCCTACTACGAAAAAATTTGTTTGATCCATAGCAACCTCAACAGTGAACTTATGACTGCACTCTTGACATTCAACATCGTGCGCTTTTAAAGCCATTAGATCTTTCATTTCTCTAACTTGATCATTAACCAAGTTAAAAATTTCACTAGAAGTATTTTCCATAAATTCTCTAATCATTTCTTTATCGGAAACAATACCATCTGGAGTTTCAACACTTTCGATGCAATTCACAACAACATCAACTGTTAATCTTGTTAGGTTAACAAAACTTTCTCCGAATTTAGCAATTTTATCTTCCTCGGAAAGATCTTCATTGGTAACAATAGAAATTAATTTTTGTTGTTCAAATGTTTTTATTGCTGCTTTGGTTAATTCTTTGTAGTTATAAGGACGTAATTTAATAGTTAATTGCCCAACCGATACAGTATCTTTATATGTAAAACCGTTAGACTTGTCTAAAAATGACAGAAGATCTAGATTGTATTCATTGTGATGTCCACATTCTGGACAACCGCTATTAACCTCCATCGATTCGCCATAGGATGCAATTCTAATTGCAATTAACACTGCATCAATATCAATGCTGGGCATTAGCCATGGTTGTTTAATTGCCGGAACACAACTCTTAATAACTTCGACAGTGGCCTGGCCGTTCATTAGAGCATCCGGAGTTTTAAACATCAGTTCGTCTTTGGCCGTCATGGCAAACACTGCGTACTCATCATTTTGACTGGAATCTAATGCTCCCTCGGGATAAAAGTTTCCATGACTGGGCAGTTGGATGTATAATTTTGGTTGCCTAAAATAATTGGCAAGGGGGTTGTTAGCTGGCTTTTTTTGCTGCTGCTGTTCAAATTGATCTGGCATTTTTATCTCCGATAAATACTTTATCTAGTCGTATATTTATATGCGCAGTTTTCAAGGTCTAAATTAAATGGCAGAAGTTACTGGTGATTTTGGCGGTCAGCCAATACAATTAAACAATGCGGCCACAGAGGCAACGTTAAAGCAGCTTCTTGCGGCCATGACTGTTATTGCCAATAACACTGGTAAAGATAAATCTGCACAGGCAAAATCACAAAAAGAACTCGAAGCAGAATTAAAAAAACTTGCAGCCGCTTCCAAAAAACAAACTGAAGCATTAGATGCTGCAACTAAAGCTCAAAAGAAAGCAGACGAAGCCGAAAGACGAAAACTCGAAGCTACAGAGCAAACTACAAAAGCACTCAAAGAAGAGATCAAATCTTTAAACAATACTATCAAGGCAGTTGATCTTTTCAATAACTCGCTAGAAGGTGCAGTTGGCTATCTAACTAAGACAATGGGAACATTCAGCAACCTGAACTCTAGCATGGGTTCGGCTGCACAGGCTATGAGTGCAATTCCATTAGTTGGAAACATGTTGGCCAGTACGTTCGGAGTAGTTGCCCAAGCTGGTGAAAGAACTTACAAAGCATTTCAGCAGGCATCTAGCGTAGGTGCAAACTTTGGTGGTAGTATCAATGACATGATCAATTCTGCCACTAGTGCTGGCATGACCTTTGATCAATTTGCTGGAGTGATTGCAAAGAATGGAGAATCGATAGCCTTACTAGGCCAAGGTGCAGGCGATGGTGCTAGACGATTAGCCGAGCTAGGATCTAAGATTCGAAAAAGTCCGTTAAATGCTGACTTGGCTAGACTAGGTTATAGCACTGAAGACATTAATAGCGGAATGGCTCAGTATGTTGGAATCCTTGCCAAGACTGGAAAATTGCAAGGACAAAATGATGAACAACTAGTTGCAGGCAGTGCAAATTATCTAAAGAACATGGATGAACTGTCTAAACTGACAGGCAAAAGCAAAGATGCACTCAAAGCCGAACAAGATGCCTTAATGGCTGATGCTGCCTTTCGTTTAAAACTGTCAAAGATGGATCCCGAAGGTGCAGCAAGACTTACACAGTACATGAAAACGTTGGGGCCAACTGCACAAAAAGGCATGAAAGAATACATTGCATTTGGAAATGCAACCAGTGATCATGGAAGAGAATTTGCTACACTAATGCAAAAATCAGCAGGTGGTGCAAACGCAATGTATCGAGAGATACAACAAACAGGCACAGTGTCTCAAGCATCGCTTAATAATTTAGATAAAACATATAGAGCAGAAGCTAGAGCTGTTAATGAGTCTGGAATTTCTGATTTATATGCTAACGTAGGTAATAATATTCAACAAGGATTAGTATTAGATAATTTAAATATTGCTGCACAAAAAACCAATTTAGAAGAAATTAAAAAGCAGTCTGATGCAGAACAAGCAGCAGCTAGAAAACGTGCTGCTGACCAAGCAGGAGTTAAAGACGGATTAGACCCTGCACAACTACAAAGATTCCAACAGTTAATTGCTGAACTTAATAACAGAATAACTCAATCTGTGGCAAAATATCTGCCAGAGTTAGAATCAGCATTTAAAAAACTAGCCGGGTTCGTTGAAAATTGGATTTTGCCAGCATTCAAATACTTCATGGATAACATTGAAGGAATCACGGTATTGCTCGGTGCTATGAAAATAGCATCAATATTGTTTAAGGGTGCGCTGGCAATAAAAGAATACCAAATGGCTCAGAGGGGAACTTCTCCGTTAAATGCTTTGTTTGTTCGAAACGCAGACGGCGGCCTGTTAGATAAAGGTGGCAAAGGCGGCGGTAGGGGTGGCGGCGGTAAGGGTGGCGGCGGTAGGGGCCGTCAGACACCACCGCCAACAGCTGGTGGCGGTGGCCAAATGGTATCAGCGCAAAATGCTGTTAGAGGAGTTGCAGCAGTAGGTACAGTTATAGCTGTAGCCAATATGGCTAGTGATTTAAAAGGTATTAGCGAAGATGTTAAATCAGGAAAAATATCAGAACAAGAAGGCACCGCACAAAAAGGCGGAGCGATAGGCGCAGCAGGCGGTGGAGCCCTAGGAGCATGGGGAGGTGCGGCTGCAGGAGCAGCTATAGGTTCAGTTGTACCAGTAGTCGGCACAATCATTGGGGGATTACTTGGCGGAGCTCTTGGCGGCTGGCTTGGATCTAAAGGCGGTGAAGTGGTTGGAACTGCTACAGGAAAATTGATAGCAGGTGGGCCAAATCCGGCAACTGGAACTTCTACTTCATTAACTTCGGAAGCAATGGCAAACGCCAAAGAAGAGGAAAAAACTTTAAGGGCACAGCTAAAGGCTCAAGTAGAAGCAATTTCTATAGCCAAAGCAAAAAATAGACAAGATCGATATGCTGCCGAATCAGCAGAAGCATTAGCCGACGCTGAAAAGAAAAAGAGAGAAATAGAAGCTCGATTGGCAGCAAATAGTAAAAAAATACAAGAAGGCCTAACAGTTTCTACCAAAGAATTAGCTGATGCAAAGAAAGCCGAACTCGATGCTGTAAAAAAAGCAGAAGAAGAAGCTAGGGCAAAAGACAAGAAACCAGGATTGGATTTTAGCAGCCCCCAAGCATTGTTTAACAGTTTTAGAGACATGAGAGCAGGAGGATCAGGAGCTCCTCAGGTCGCAGCACCGTCTGGAACCACATCTGGATCAGCACCCGTACCACAAGTACCTGGAGCGTCTGCAATTGGTACTGGTCTAGGAGCAGTAGCAGAAAAATACGAATCAGCAGGTCGTGGCAGCGGAACTGTTGGGTGGGATAAAAGCGGTGGTACTAGCTACGGTAAAAAACAAATTTCATCCAAAGCCGGAGCAATGACCGATTTTCTTAAGTTCCTTGAAAAGACAGGAAAAGGAGATGTTGCTAAAAAATTACGTGATGCAGGCATAGAAAAAGACACTGGTAGTACCAGTGGTAAAGCAGTTGACGTGTGGAAAGAAGTTGCAGCTAGCGGTGCGTTAGGCAACAGCGAAAATGAGTTTTTAGGACAAGGCTATCAAACGGCGCTAAAAGGCCTAAAAGATCAAAGTCTACAATCAAGAATTAGCGGTAGTCGTGCTCTTCAAGAAATGTTGTTTAGTACCGCTGTACAACACGGCGCCGGCGGCGCGATGGGAATCTTTAACAGCGTGTTTAAGCCGGGCATGACAGACGAACAATTGGTAAAAGCTGTTTATGCAGAAAGAGGAGCTGATGGCGGTAAGAAACACTTTACCAAAAGCAGTGCCAATGAAAGAGTCGGAGTTGTAAACAGATTCGGAAGAGAACAACAAGACATAATGGCATTGTTAAGCAATCCAGGTTCAAATGTTCCTAGTACAGACACCGCTAGAACAGCATTGACACCAACCCCAGCACCTTCTACTACTACTGCATCAACTACTGCAAGTTCGGTAGTCGAAACTCAAACTGTTCGAAATACTGCCACCGGTTCGGGAGCACCCAGTGCCGGGGGAGTATCGAGTCTAAATGCGGTGGTAGCAAGTTTAGAAATGTTAAATACACAGATGGGTCAATTAATTGCCTTAAATAGAGAAAGCGTAGATTTGAATGCAAATCAGTTAAGGGGATTAAGAGCAATGAGCACAGACATGTTTATGTCGTCTTAAACGGAATTATAAATGAGTTGGAAAAAATACTTTACACCTGTTGATGTTAGAAACCAAATGGGTTCGTCTAGCCCAATTTCGGGTGGCGGTCGTCCTGGTCCAGCCCGAGCAAATTATTCTAGCTATCTGCCAGATGTTTATGCAGGTACACCCAATCGTGTTGAGCGTTATATGCAGTACGATACCATGGATATGGATTCAGAAGTTAATGCTGCCCTAGACATTCTTGCTGAGTTCTGCACTCAAAAAGACAAAGAAAATGCAACTCCATTTCAAACATTCTTTCGTGGCCAACCTACTTCAACTGAAGTTAAACTGATCAAAGAAAGTCTACAAAAATGGACCAAACAACAACAATTTGAAACTAGAATTTTCCGCATAGTTAGAAATGCTTTTAAGTATGGAGATGTATTTTTTATACGTGATCCTGAAACTAAAAAATGGTTGTTTGTTGATGCAGCCAAAGTATCAAAAATTATTGTAAACGAAAGCGAAGGTAAAATTCCCGAGCAATATGTTGTTAGAGACATTAATTTTAACTTTAAAGATTTAATTGCAGTTACTCCTCACGGAACTACAAATACTGCACCTAGTGGTACTAGTTCATATACCAGTGGCGGAAGTCAAGGTCGTGGTATGGTAGGTTCCGCTAGTCAACCTCCGGGCACACGTTTTCACAACCAAACAAACGAAGTTACTGTTGACGCAAAGAATGTGGTGCATATTAGTTTATCAGAAGGTATTGATACTAACTATCCTTTTGGTAATAGTCTATTAGAATCAGTGTTTAAAGTCTACAAGCAGAAAGAACTGCTTGAAGATGCTATCATTATCTATCGTGTACAACGTGCTCCTGAAAGACGCATATTCTATATTGATGTTGGAAATATGCCAGCACACATGGCCATGAGCTTTGTTGAACGTGTTAAAAACGAAATCCAACAAAGACGCATACCATCATCAACAGGTGGCGGCAACAATGTTATCGATGCCAGCTACAATCCTCTAAGTGCTTCAGAAGACTATTTCTTTCCACAGACAGCAGAAGGTCGTGGATCAAAAGTTGACACCCTTGCAGGCGGTACTAACCTTGGCGAAATTACAGATTTACGTTTTTTTACCAATAAACTGTTCCGTGCCCTAAGAATTCCAAGTGCTTACTTGCCTACAGGTGTTGAAGAAGCTTCAAACACAGTAGCTGATGGAAAAGTAGGAACGGCCTACATTCAAGAACTGCGTTTTAACAAATATTGCGAACGTCTACAGTCAATGATTATTGAAACATTTGACTTAGAATTTAAAATGTGGTTGGAAAATAACGGAGTAAACATTGATCCAAGTCTATTTGAATTAAAGTTTAATCCACCACAGAACTTTGCAGCCTATCGCCAAAGTGAACTAGATACAGCCCGTGCAGCTACATTTGCACAGCTACAAGAAATTCCTCACCTTAGCAAACGATTTGCTATGAAACGCTTCTTAGGCATGACACAAGAAGAGATTACAGAAAACGAAAAGCTGTGGAGAGAAGAACAAGGCGGAAACTTAAAACCAGCATTAGATGCAGGCGGCCAAATGCGTTCAGTAGGGATTACTCCAAGCGGAGCTCAAACAGATCTAGCGGCGCAAGCTGAAGAAGCACCTGAAGAAGCACCAGCAGACACAGGTGTAGAAGGTGAAGCGGCACCTGCTGAACAACCGGTTCAATGATAAATATCGTATGCTCCTATTAGAATTCCTTTATTTTAACGACAACAATAACGACTTTGCAGTTGATCGTCGCTATGAAAATAACAAAGACAGTTCAGTTCTTAAAAGAAGCGATACTAGAAAAACTCGCCTTACACTAAGACAAATTAACAGACTGCGTATGCAAGCAGAAGCTCATGAATATGAGCGTGATTCTGAATTAGAATTTGTTAGACAGATGTATGGAGCGCCAGCCGGTGAAGCAGAGCAACCAGCAGAATAATGTTGCATTTGTATTGGGCAACGGTACAAGCAGACTAAAACTAAATCATAAAAACCTACTAGATAAAGGCATAGTCTATGCCTGCAATGCTATCTATAGAGAGTTTGAACCGCATCATTTGATAGCAGTAGATGTTAAAATGATCAACGAAATCGTAGCTTCCGGCTATCACAAAACACATTCTGTATGGACTAATCCCAACAAAGGAATCAGCAATAAACATAACCTAAATATGTTTAATCCACACAAAGGATGGAGTTCGGGACCTACAGCATTGTGGTTCGCATCGGAACAAGGACACAGAGACATATACATTTTTGGATTTGATTATCAGGGTGTGCAAGGTAAGTTTAACAACGTATACGCAGATACCTACAATTACAAAAAAAGCAACGATGCAGCAACTTTTCATGGAAACTGGCTGAGTCAAACCGAAAGAACAATTAGAGATTTTAGAAACATACAATATCACAGAGTAATAAATTCTGGAGATTTTATTCCAGATCAATTGGGAATACAGTTAAAAAATCTCAAACACATTACCTACGAAGAATTTAGTAAAAAATTTTCGGACTGTACTTATACAGTAGAAAACGTTCAAAAAACTACCATTTAACCCCAGATTGTAATCATAGTGTTAAATAAACGCACAGCCTAACCATCTTGAAGGAGAATACAACATGGCAGATAAATCATTACTTGAGCAGATGCTCGAACGCTTGGTCAACGACGATCAAGCAAAAGCAGAAGAATTATTCCACGAATACGTAGTTGGAAAATCTCGCGAAATTTACGAAAACCTCATCGAAGCCGAAATGGATGACGAAGAAGAGGAAGAAGAAGTTGACGAAGCAGCAGAAGATGAAGATGCTGAAGAAGAAAAAGTTGACGAAGAATTTGAAGACATTGCCTATGAAGGCGATGACGAAACAGGCGGTCCTGCCGGCGATATGGGCGACGACTTAGCTGGAGAAATTGGTCCAGAAGAAGAAGGTGAAGACCTAGGCAGCGAATCCGAAGAAGAACTATTTCAAGACTTAGACGCTATTGTAGACGAACTACAATCACGATTTGACGCACTTGGCGGCGATGAAGGTGGCGATATGGGCGACGAAATGGGCGCATCAGATGAAATGAAAGATGACTTTGATCTAGAAACTGTACGTGAGTATGTTGAAAAAGTTCCAGGTGGTCATGGTGCAGAGAAGAAAGGCGCAGGCGAAGGTGCTATGGTTGGTACTGGCAAACTAAGTCAAGGTTCTAGCACAAATGCTAAATCAATCGTTGCAGGTAAGAACGATATGGGCGGCACAACAGCTAATATCTTAGGCGGCAAAGAAGAAGCCCCTAAGTACGCAGGTGCAGGTGGTGGACAACTAGGCGGATCAAGCCTATTCAAAGGTACACCAAAAGAAGATAACGCAGGCAACATCAACGTTCCAGGCGGCAAGGCAGGTGGTGCTTTCAGTAAGAAAGAGCCAGGCCATGGTGCAGAGAAGAAAGGCGAAGCTGAAGGCAAATTCAGCGGAGCAGGCGGTTCTTCCGGTTCAGTTGACAAAGCAAGTCTTTTCCGTGGTCGTAGATAATAGGACGCAATGGTGAAAACTAATCTCAGTGAACAATTGAGTTTTGACCAGGCTAAGATTGTCTTGGAGAGCGAAGGCGAGGGCGATAAAAAATCGCTGCATCTGAACGGTATCTGCATTCAAGGAGATATCCGTAATCAGAATCAGCGAATTTATTCTTCTCAAGAGATTGGCAAGGCTGTCAAAACGCTTAACGAGCAGATCTCTGGCGGATATTCAGTTTGCGGAGAGTTAGATCATCCTCAGGATTTAAAAATCAATCTAGATCGTGTTAGTCATATGATTACCAAGATGTGGATGGATGGTCCTAACGGCTACGGAAAACTTAAAATCATCCCAACTCCAATGGGTCAATTAGTACAGACCATGTTGGAGTCGGGAGTAAAGTTGGGTGTATCGAGTAGAGGTTCCGGTGAAGTAGATGGCAGTGGTAATGTTCAAGGTTTTGAAATTATCACAGTTGATATTGTAGCACAACCTAGCGCCCCGGGAGCTTACCCAACTCCAGTATACGAACATTTAATGAATACATTAGGTGGAAATCAGGCATTTAGAATAGCACAAGAAGTCAAAGGCGACCCAAAGGCACAGAAATACATAGCAGAGAGTCTGGTGAAGATCATCAGAGGTCTCAAATAACAGTAGGAGAATCACATGCTAGATTTCGTTAAACAGTTGTTTGAAAACAATGTGATTTCCGAAGAACTTAAATCGGAAATTGAAACCGCTTGGCAAAGCAGAATTCAAGAAAACCGTGACCAAGTCACTGCCACGCTACGTGAAGAATTTGCACAAAAGTACGAGCACGACAAATCCGCAATGGTTGAAGCTGTAGAAGCAATGTTAGCAGACCGCCTACAGGCAGAGCTATCAGAGCTAGCAGAAGACCGTCAAGGACTTATCGAAGCCCGTGCTAAGTATGCACAAAAAATGAAAGAAGATGCTACAGCAATGGAAGCATTTGTATTGAATAATTTGCGCAAAGAACTTGCAGAATTACACGAAGACCGTAAAGCAGTTGCTAACAATGTCGGTAAATTAGAATCTTTTATCGTGGACGCACTAGCGAAAGAAATCGCAGAATTCCACGCAGACAAGAAAGACTTGGCTGAAACAAAAGTTAAACTAGTACGCGAAAGCAAAGCTAGATTTGAACAAGTTAAGAAAGATTTTATTGCTCGCTCATCAGCTATCATTCAAGAAACAGTCTCTAAAGGACTAAAATCTGAAATGGTACAGTTGCGTGAAGATATCGATGCTGCCCGCAGAAATGATTTTGGTCGCAGAATTTTTGAAAGCTTCGCTAGCGAATATGCTGCAAGCCATCTCAATGAGAAAAGCGAAACAGCAAAACTTCTAAAAGTGGTTGCTACAAAAGAGCAAGAACTTGAAGAAGCAGCAAAGATTGTTGCAGAAACACAAAAATTAGTAGAAAGTCGTGAACAAGAACTACGTATTGCACAAGACGCAATGAGCCGCAAAGAAGTTATGAGCGAATTGCTCGGCCCATTAAGTGGAGACAAGCGTGTAGTAATGAAAGAATTACTAGAATCAGTTCAAACAGACAAACTACGCACAGCTTACGACAAGTACATCCCTTCAGTAATGAACGGCGGTGCACCTGCTAAGAAAACATTAACAGAAGGCAAAGAAATGACAGGCGATAAAAAACAGGCACAATCTTTTAGCAGTGAAGAAAAAACTGCTGAAATTTTTGACATCCGCAGGCTTGCGGGACTAAAAGTTTAAGGAGAACTATAATGTCACAATTACTCGAGTCACGCTGGTCGGAAACCAAAGAAGCTCTTTTAGAAGGACTTCAAGGTAACAAGCGTTCAGTAATGGCAGCTACTCTAGAGAATACCCGCAAGTATTTGGCAGAGAGCGCCACAGCTGGAGCTACATCCGCTGGCAACGTTGCAACCCTAAATCGTGTGATCCTTCCAGTGATCAGACGTGTGATGCCTACGGTCATCGCTAATGAATTAGTTGGCGTACAGCCAATGACTGGCCCAGTTGGTCAAATCCACACACTACGTGTTCGCTACTCTGATACATTCAGTGACGGCACAGGTGGATCTACAACAGCTGGTGAAGAGGCACTAAGCCCATTCAAGATTGCTGAAGGCTATTCTGGTGTTGCACCAGGAAAAGCTGATGCTACAGCAGCAAAAGAAGGTGTTGCTGGTAACAAACTAAGCATCCAAATCTTGAAGCAAACAGTTGAAGCCAAGACACGTAAGTTGTCAGCTCGCTGGACATTCGAAGCAGCTCAAGATGCACAAGCCCAACAAGGTATTGACATCGAAGCTGAGATCATGGCAGCTCTTGCACAAGAGATTACTGCTGAGATCGACCAAGAAGTTCTACGTAGCCTAGGTACTTTAGCTTCTGGCGCAAGTAACACAGTAGCATACAATCAGGCAGCAGTGTCTGGTACAGCTACATTCGTTGGTGATGAGCACGCCGCATTGGCAGTTGCTATTAACCGTGTTGCTAACGTGATCGCTCAGCGTACACGTCGCGGTGCAGGAAACTGGGCTGTTGTTAGCCCACAAGCATTGACAATTCTTCAAAGTGCTACAACTTCTGCGTTCGCAAGAACAACAGAAGGTACATTCGAAGCACCTACAAACACTAAGTTTGTTGGTACATTGAATAGCGCAATGAAAGTGTATGTTAACACATACGCTGCTGATGACAGCGCAATTATTGTCGGTTATAAAGGTTCTAGCGAATCTGATGCAGCAGCATTCTATTGCCCATACATTCCATTGATGAGCAGTGGTGTTGTTCTAGATCCAAGCACATTTGAGCCAGTAGTTTCTTTCATGACCAGATATGGTTATGTTGAGTTAACAAATACTGCTTCATCTCTTGGTAATGCAGCAGACTACCTAGGTCAAGTAACAATCGCTGGTGTTTCTTATACCTAATCTGTATTAGAAATAATTGCACTAAATTCAAAAAGGCTCTTCGGAGCCTTTTTGTTTGACTTAAATATCAATATGCAAATAGAAAGCGAACACGATTTTGTAAAATTAAGAAACCAATTTTTAATTTGGCGCAAACGCTTTCCTATGTTTACACACGATGTGTATCAAATAGAAAAAATTATAAATTCTCACATACAACAGCACAGCAAAATTATGGTGTTGCATAGACAAACACACAGCAGAAGCTATTTAGAACAGGCGCAACTAGAAATAGATGCTATCAATCAAGTTATAACCACTGTAGAAAAGTTAGAGTTAATGGCTATGCTGAGTCGCGGATAAATAAAGTATCTAGAAATGATTTATGCGGTACCCTCCGCGTAGACCTAGAACGTCATATTAAGGAGAAACAAAATGGGACGTCCATTAAGAAAAGATGTAAACGGTGTTGATGTAATTGGAACACCTTCAAGCGCAACAGGTGTTAGAGTTGAAGCATATGTTGGTACAACAGCCTATACTGATGCTACATACAACAACTCAACAAACTATGCCTATATCTACAAGCAGCGTGGTGCAAAAACTTTTACATTGAAAAATCAAGCAGGTACAAATCTTGGACCTTGCGTATTGCAAGCAGCAATTCCTTCCGCTACCGGTCAAATGAGAATCAACGGATACATTGGTGGAAACGGGTCTGTTCCAACACCATTGGCTAAGATTAACAAGCGTACAGCCAAAGATTTTAACGGTGTTCGTTATACATGGCAGCTTGTAAACGATTCTACATCTGACTACATTGTGCTAACAGCAGTTTAATTTAGGAAGTAAGCATGGGACAGTTTATACAAGTAAGTGGCGACTACAATATCAAAGCCGGAGAAGGAGCGACAATAACTCTAGATACCGGCGCCGGTGTTGGCAACACTAGAGTCACTGGAAATCTTATTGTCGAAGGTGACACATTAAACGTCTCTGTTGAAAATTTAAATATTCAGGACAACATCATTACCTTAAACTTTGGTGAAACGGGTAATGGTGTTAGTCTTAGATATTCTGGTATCGAAGTTGATCGCGGCCTTGCACAAGATGTGTCTTTATTGTGGGACGAAAATGATCAAACATGGAATTTTAAAGAAGGTGCAGGTTATAATTCTAGTAAGGTTAGACTAAAAGAAATTCTAACTAATGCTGACACCGACAGTGGTGATTTAACATTAATCGGTACTGGTACAGGAGTTGTTAAAGTAGCTGGGACAACTGCCTACGAATTACAAGTTACCGATGACGATGATATTCCTAATAAAAAATATGTCGACGATGCAATTCAAACTAATCCAACATTTCAAATTTTAAGAAATGACACACGTACAGCAGCATTTGATATAAACGATCCTATTGACCCGGGATTATTTCCAATTGGTCCGTATTTCCTACAGCCCGCAGAAAGTCTAGTGGGCGTAGTGATTGACAATAACATTGTTGCACAGTTCTTTAGAAATAGAGTACAATTAGCCGGCGCAAACTTCTTTACAGAAGATCCAACACCAAATGATCCGTTAATTCCTGATGCCACTGTAATTCAAACAGTTAATACTAACGGTAATATCAAATTAGAAACTAACGGTACAGGAAAAGTTGAAATTACCTACGCACTGCAATTAGACAATCCAGGCACTACTCCAGCGGCAGTAAACAACGCCAGTTTAGTATATGGCGGCACAGTGGGTGCAGGCAGTACAGGGGTATATTTTAGAAACACCAGCAAGAATGATGAATTGATAAGCAAGAGCAAAGCTCTTGTTTTTAGCATGATATTTTAAGAGACAATAAAAATGATATACAGCACACGACTAACAACTTCAGGAGATACATTGGTGTTTACCAGCACTAGTACAGGAGCCCCAGTTGGTGGCGCAGTAGTTGCACAAGATAATGCCATTACAAATATCATAGTTTGTAATACAGGAACACCAAACTTAACCGACGAAACTGTTAACAGTTGCACATTAACATTAAATTTAGTAGTAGCAGGTGGAGTAAGTTCTGATACCAATACCGTTGTTAAAAATCTAATTGTACCTGCAGGCGAAACAGTATTCTTCAGCGATGAGCGCATAGTTTTAAAAGGTAGCAGCACCTACGGTAATGATCAAATTCGTGCTACTGCCAGCGTTGGAAACTTGTTAAGTATTACAGTGAGTGCATTACCAGTATGAGATTTCTTAAACAAAAAACTCTTAGCAAGTATAGCCCTAGTGATCAAACACTGTTTACCAATCACTACGGTCGTGCTGTTATGGAAATAACAGGCGGATTACGCTTACCCAAAGGCACTACTGCACAACGTCCACAGCTCAGTGGGGTTAGAACTACAGGCGGCGCCAACGGATTTATGCGCTACAATACCACAACTAACTCTATAGAAGCCTATGTCGACGGAGTGTGGGAAGTGGTGAGAGCCCCAGGCGCTACTGCAATTACCAAACAGACTCTAGGACCAGGCAACGAAGTAGAAACAACATTTGGACCTCTAACCAAAATTCCAAATTCTGAAAACAACATACTGGTATTTGTTGAAAACGTTTTTCAAATTTCAGATACCAACTACAACCTAGTGGACAACTATCTAGGATCTGGAAACACCTATATTGTGTTTACCAGTTCAGTTCCTTTAGACAAATATATCACAATATATTACGGCTACGCCGATTAATATTACCGGAGAGAGCGAATGCCAGAACCGTTTGTAGCACAGCTTGGTAGGATCAGTGGAAAACTATTAACTGAAAATCTATTAAGAAACGGCGTCGACCTAACTTTTAGAAATGCTCCAACAGATGCTGACCTATTATATCTAGATGTTAATAATTCTAGAATAGGTATTAATTCTAATCCACCTGACTACGATTTAGACGTTGTAGGGGACTCTAGGGTTAGTAGCAGTGTCATAGTAAACGGTACACAAGCAGAAGTAGATAATTTAATTTTCTACACTTCCGGAACTATAGGTACCACTGTGGGGCCTATAATTATAGAACCTAACGGTGCAGATGCTTATGTACAGTATGGTAAAATATTAACACCTGATTTTGAAATTAAAGACAACTATATTAGGGGTGTTGCTACTAATGCTGATATTACTCTAGACGCTGCTGGCACTGGTAAAGTTGACATATTATCTAGTACAGACATTGCAGGCAATCTAGCTGTTAATGGAAATATTTCTGCAACCGGAGAAGTAAGATTAGACGGACAGTTTATAGTTGGCGATAGCCCATTAGACACGATTACTATTGCTCCTGATTTTACACAAAGTATTATTCCAGGCTTAGACGGAACATACGACTTAGGTAAAAACGATAAGCGTTGGAGCGAATTGCATCTTTATGATTTAAATGGTGTTGACTTAGTTGATACTCAAAATCTGTTTATCAGCGATCAATTGAAATTTACTGCTAATACAATATCAACAATTCAAAGCAATGATAATCTAGTTGTTGACTCCGCTACTGGTACAATAAGAATAGAAAATATTTCAATAAATGCGGGAGTAATAAACAATTTCAATAACACTCCTATAACTATTAGTCATACAGGCACCGGCTACCTACAAATCAATGATACAAATGCCTTTAGGATTCCGTTTGGTGATATATCGGAACGTACTCCTGTTGAAGTGGGAGCCACCCGGTGGAACAGCGAAATAGGCTACATGGAATGTTTTGACGGCTCAATTTGGCAAGTGGCTACTGGTGGTGGTATTGTTATCACTGCACCTATCATGGAAGAACTTGGCCATGTTTACACACTGATCTTCGGCTAATTAGCCAATATGACTAAATACTAGTAATTGCAGCGAACGACCAATTTGCTGCAGGATTCGACTGTGGTAAACCAGCAGAGAGCGCAAGCTGAAAATTTGGTTATCGGTGAAACACCGGGTATTTAGGAGAGCAGATGGCTATTGGTCGCATTTCTGGTCCGCTCTTAAAGTCGAATTTGATTCGTGATGGAGTCAATTTAGCCTTTGAGACGAACCTTCTTTATCTTGACGTTAATAACGCTCGAATCGGTATCAACACGGCTACTCCTCAATACCAATTAGACGTAGTAGGCACAGCAAGAACTACAAACCTAGAAGTTCTAAATCAATTAGACGTTGGCAATTTTACTCTTACTGGCAACACAATTTCCAGTAATCTTCCAACCATTAGCTTTATAGCATCCGGCGGCGAAGCAACAGCCTACCATTCTAGACTAACAGTCAACGATATAGAAATACACGGTAATAAGATTTCTACCACTGTATCTAATTCAAACTTAGAATTAGATCCTAGCGGAACTGGAAAAGTTGATATTCAAAGCGCCACTGATATTTCAGGTAATCTAGCAGTTAACGGAAATATTTCTGCAACAGGCAATATCACAATAGGTGGAAATCTCATAATCGGCGACGCATTATCAGACACTATTACAATCAATGCCAGTATTCGAAGCGATCTAATTCCAGAAACAAACAATTCCTATGATCTTGGATCAGCAGGATACAAATGGCAAGCAGTTTATGCTCAAGGAGTTTTTGCCGACAGTCTGAGTCTAAGTTCCTTTGATATCGGCAATATACGTTTAGAAAACAATTCTATTACTACTACGTCGAGCAGCGATCTAGTACTTGATCCTAGTGGATCTGGTGCAGTAGTTATTGGCAACTTCCGCATACGTGATAATACAATTACCAACTTTGTCAGCGACAGCATAACAGAAATCGCACAAACAGGTACTGGCTATTTGAAAATAGCTGGAACTAACGCCTTTGTTGTCCCACGCGGAACAACCGGCGAACGCCCAACTGCGTATGCAGTTGAAGGCATGACTCGATACAACATAGATTCAAAAGCCTTAGAAATTTGGGACGGACTTCAATGGTCAAGTCCTGCAGGTACAATTGGTGCTGTTTCAGAAAGCACAGCCAACGACATTGCAATTAGATTTGCATTGACACTAGGATAATATAATGCCAACCACATTTAAACACGCAGTCAACGCAGGAATAGGAACAACACCAGTAGACGTCCTGCAGATTCCAGTAGGATTTAGAGCAACCGTTATTGGTTGCAATCTAGCAAACTCAACAGAATACGACACAGTCAATGTTGATGTATTTGTAGTCAGCGACGATAGTACCCCTGCATACTATGTTAGGGGATTAACTATCCCGCCACAATCGGCAGTGAAAATTATTACCAACGGTGAAAAATTAATTTTACCAGAAACATCGGGATTGCGTATTGTAAGCGATACTGCAAATAGTGTTGATACTGTTGTAAGTTATGTTGAATTATCATAAGGAATAAATCATGGCAAACAGCAATTATTATCTAGGACAGGATCCCGACAGTAGATTAGGCGCTACTCCAAGATTTTTCTACGGACTTAGAAAAAATGAAAACGGTAGTTTATTTTTAGAACGTAGCGATCAAACAAAAGGCACTGATTCAATTCAGTTAAATAGTCCGGGATTAGAAACAGAAAACTATACAGACTTTGAAGTTGGAGTTGATTTTTTTGAAGGAATTGATGTAAACCATAATCCGGTTTATGACAATCTTAGATATCAACAGTATAGATGGGATGATAGAGCATTGTTCTATTACATCAACGACGAAGGTGAATTGGTAGTTAGAATAAACAACGGTTATACCTACGACAACGGTTCATCAGAGGGTTAATTTAGATCATGGCAGAATTTAAACTTAGTAGATTCAGATACACGTGGCACGGCGAGTGGTCTGCAAACACCAGATATAATCCTGACTATATTGTCAGCTTTGGCGGAAAGGTATACGTCAGTTTAGAAACACATACTTCAAATGCAGATTTCTATGCTGATTTAGAATACTTAAACAACGACACTCCACCATTATTAGTTCCTAAGTGGGAACTAGTTGCAGACGGTGTTAGTTGGAAAGGCGATTGGGCCAATAGTACATATTATGTTCTAGGCGATAGTGTAAAATACGGCGGCACAGTTTATCTTTGCGTCAATGATCATATTTCTAGTCCTGCTGAAATTTTAGATGCTAACGGAAACGTTATTTCTAATCCAGGCCTAGCAGCATTTGGCCTTGACGAAATACACTGGACTATCCAAGTTTCTTCCAAAGATTGGAAAATTGAGTGGACACCAGCGACCTATTACAAACTCAACGATATTGTGAGATATGGCGGAAGAGTTTATCGTTGCAATCAGTCTCATTTAGCGGCAGGCGATTCTGCCACCGGCCTAGAAGGAACTCAAAGTTCTTGGGATATCGTATCTATAGCCGACGACTGGAAAGGCTCGTGGGCAACATCAACTCGCTACAAGGTAAATGACCTAGTAAAATACGGCGGAAATGTCTACAAGTGTGAAATAGCACATACTTCTTCTTCTACAGAAACAACAGGACTACCAGCAGACCAAGGCAAATGGTCATCATTGCATGTAGGAGTTGAGTATAAAGGAGACTGGACCGGCCTTACAATTTACAAACAAAACGACGTTGTAAAATATGGATCTTACACTTATGTTTCTTTAGGTTTCCATATAGCCGTTGATACCTTTGATTCCAGCTTATGGACTGTCTACTGTCCAGGAAATGAATATGATGTTGCATGGACAACAACAACAGTCTATCAAACCGGCGACATCGTGCAATACGGCGGAAATCTATATGCCGCACTTGAATTAAATGCAGGACAAAACCCAGTAACAGCAGTATCATCATGGAAACTTTTATTTGAGAATTCTAGAATTAGAGGCGATTGGAATCAAATTATTGATTACAAAATTGGCGATGTAGTTAGACGTGGCGGCAATGTTTATCTTGCCCATAAAGATAGCACCAATCAGGACCCCGATATTACCAACGACGGTAGCACAACCAACGAAGAATATTGGGATCTAGTTATTCCGGGCATTCGTTGGAGAGGTGTTTGGTCTCCGGGCGAAATTTACGTATCAGGTGATACTGTAGTTTGGATTTCTAGTTCTTACAAATGTGTAGACAAACATTTCTCAGATAACGGTAATAGACCAGATGATGACGGCGCAGATAGCAGCCTTGTGGGCAGATACTGGGAAAAACTTACAGACGGTAATAGAATTAACCGATTAAAAAATATCGGAGATATTAGAACATTCGGTCCTACAGAAGACGGCAGTACTGTTGGATTTAAAGCATTAGAAATAGACGATCAAGGATTGGCACTGGCCAGCTTGACCGGCGAACCCGCTTGGGATCCGTTAATGTCCACTGACAAAGTTTACTTTGTTGCAGAATTTGGAGTAGATCTCCCCACAGCAGGCACTAGCCCACAGAGTCCTTGGAGAACAGTTAGATACGCCTGTGAAAATATTACAGGTTATGCAACCATTTATGTAAGAACCGGAGTCTATGATGAAATTCTACCAATTCGAGTTCCTGCTTTTGTGGCAATCGTTGGCGACGAATTACGTAGTACAGTTATTCAACCAAGCAATACTGTATTGACTAGTGATTATATTACAAGACTTTTAGCTGCAACAGATTACATAAAAGACATTTTAGAATTTGTATTAAAAGAACTACCAATAGGCAACGAAACACTTGCACCAGATACTGTGTTGTACGGTATCATACCACAAGATTTTTCAGGAACTCCGGCAACCAACGAAGAAGTATTAATAACTACTTCGTTATTAAATCAGCTTGCCACTAGAATAACCACAGCCAATGCCACTTCTGTAAATGGTACTAATACAATAACTCTTGATGCTGCTAGATTAGCGGCTCGTGATCAAATAATTGCAAATAGAGCATTTATTAAAAACGAAGCCACACTATATGTGGATCTCGAATACAATGATTCTGCAGGAGCATTAGGTTCTGAATCTCCTAGATGGTCAACAGATCTAGATAGAATTTTAGATGCTATATTATACGATATCGCCTATGTAGGAAACTACAAAACCATCGAAGCAGCCAATTATTTCTTGTGCGCCAGTGATTACGATCAAAACAAAATCCAAAACATGTTTTTGTTAAGAGACGGTACTGGATTGAGAAACTTTACTCTAAGAGGATTATCGGGAACATTAGGAGCCATCAATCAATATGGTACTCGTCGTCCTACAGCAGGCGCCTATGCCAGTCTAGATCCAGGATGGGGAGTAGGCGATACTGATGCATGGGTTGGAACTAAGTCGCCTTATATTCAAAACGTATCTACATTTGGTACAGGTTGTGTAGGTTTAAAAATTGATGGCAACTTACATGCTGGTGGAAATCAAACTATTGTCTGCAACGACTTTACACAGATTTTATCAGACGGTATCGGAGTTTGGGCCAATGGCACAGGCCGTACAGAGTGCGTTTCAATCTTTACCTATTACAATCATATCGGTTATCTATCTACAACAGGTGGAAAAATTCGAGGTACTAACGGAAACTGTTCTTATGGAACATACGGAGCAGTATCAGAAGGCTTTAATATTGCAGAAACTCCGATTGTTGCAACAGTTAACAATAGATATTTCGATGCAACTACCTATCAAACATTGTGTAATACTGCTGGCGGCCTATTAAAATTATTTTATACCCATGCAGGAAATAACTACACTACGGCCACAGCTTCAATATTAGGATCGGGTAATAGTGGAGAGTTTGTTATAGATGACATTCGAGACGGCGCAGTGTCCGAAGTTAGAATTACTAATAGGGGCGACTCTTCAGCAGACGGCGGCGGCGGCTATGTATTTGCAACTAACTCGTCTCAAGGTGGTAATAACCTATCTATTCAACTTGCCGGATCAGATGAAAATGAAGCTTCAACCTATAGAGGTATGCGAGTAGTAGTATCTTCAGGAACCGGTGTTGGACAGTACGGTTATATTGCCGAATTTGAATTTGCAGGAAAAACAGCCTATGTTGGACTAGAAAGACAGCCCGAAGTGTCAGCGACTCAAACATTCAACGCCGCGGGCGGCAACCTAATACAACTTTCAAGTGTAGCACATCTTACTGTCGGCGATCCTATAATATTCACAGGCACAAAATTTGGAAACATTGCTGACAACACAGTCTACTATGTAAGAACAATAAACACAGGTTTAAATAGAATTACCATAAGTGAATTGTCGGATCTTAGCACAACATTTAGTTTAATTAACGGAGTACCATTTGGAACTAATCCAGCAATGGTTGTTCACTGCATAGGATGGCAACATTTTGTTGAAGGAACTCCTATTTTAACCTCATTGGATACTTCTACAAATTACTTTGTTGAACCGAGAGTAACATTTAGTAGTCCGGGATTTTCAACAACAAACACAACACTGCCAGCAAACAGACAATGGACTAGTATTGCGGCCAACGCCAACAGATACGTTGCAGTTGCATTAGATACCGCAGCAACAGCATATTCGGTTGATGGACAAACTTGGCTAAACGGCTCAATGCCATCTAGTGCATTATGGACAAAGGTAAAATATGTAGGCAGTGTATTCATGGCATTTGCCACGGGCGGCCAGGCTGCACGAAGCATTGACGGTATTACATGGTCGGCAATGACCATGTCCGCTACCGCAGAGTGGAGAGATGTTGCCTACGGTTCAATTAACGGTGTCGGCACTTGGGTGGCTGTGGCCGCAGGCGGTGTTCAAGCTGCAAAATCCACAAACGGTACCACATGGTCAGCATTTAATTTGCCAGAAGGTGCAGACTGGAATGCAATTGAATACGGTCTAGGAAAATTTGTTACTACTGCATTGAGCGAATCCAGCGCAACTGGAGCAGCCGTTGCTTATACTTCAAACGCAACTACCTGGACAATTGGATCTATTCCGCAAGGAAGCTATTCATTGGCCTACGGCAACAATAGATTTATTGCACTATCAGGCGGTTATGCCGGTGCAACTGAAGTGGCTACTAGCTTTGATGGAATTACTTGGACAGAAGGTGTAATTCAAGCACAAGACTGGAGATCAGTGATCTATGCTCAAGGATTATTTTTAGCAGTAGCTACCGATTCATCAGTAGCAGCAACTTCAATCGATGGAAAACTTTGGGAATACCAATCTTTGGGAACATCCGGACCATGGTGTGCTATTGGATTTGGCAACATATCAAAACCCGGAAAATTTATTGTGTTGGGAGGACTAACTGCCAACTCAACAGCAGGTATAATTGTTAGCACTGGAAAAACAGCTCAGGCAAGAATTCGAGTAGTATCCGGTCGTGTTTCAGGAATCAGTTTATGGGATGTGGGTAGCGGTTATACTTCTGCTCCTGTCATGGTTATTACAGATTCAAATAATAGTTCTGAGGTTTCAACAGCAGTTAGAATTTCCAACGGTGTTCTTGGTCCACCGACAATAGTTAATGCTGGTACAGGATACGAAACACTAAGTACACGCACAACAATTACAGGCGACGGGTACAAAGACGAATATCAAATTGGCAGCAGTTTAGTTATCAGCGGATTAGACAGATTGCCTGGTCCAGGAGATAATATTCAAATTGTTGGAATTAACGATTATACCTATAAATTACTGACAGTTGAAATTTTAGAAGGAGCATTTCCTAACGCTACAGCTAGATTATTGATTGCTAAAGATCTAGGAAGAGAAGAAAGCCCAGAGCATGATACAGAAATTGAAATTAGACAGCAGTACAGTCAAGTTCGTTTAACTGGTCATGATTTCTTGGATGTTGGTTTGGGGAATTTTGAACAGACAAATTATCCAAATACACTATTTCCAAATGGCACTGTTCTAGCACCTGAAGATGAAATTAGAGAACGTGATGGCGGTCGTGTGTTCTACACATCAACTGACCAAGACGGTAATTTCCGAGTCGGAGAATTATTTGCAGTTGAACAGTCAACGGGTATTGTTACTCTAAATGCACAGTTCTTCCAATTAGAGGGTCTTGAAGAATTAAGATTGGGCGGCGTAACTGTTGGCGGATCGGGAGTTGTTGTTCGTGAATTTTCAACAGACAATACATTTACTGCTGATTCAAACAACATTATACCAACACAAAAAGCAATTAAAGGATATCTACAAAGACGAGTATCTGGCGGCGGCGCTGATGCAATAACCGGTCAGCTTACAGCAGGTATTGTTAGAGTAGGACCCGATACTATAACAACAACCACAGGCGACGAATTGATTTTTACAAGTAAGGTATCATTTAACGGTGGGATTGATGGAACTTGGTTGGCATTAAATTATTTTACTTCCTCTGGGAGCTTTTAATGTTGATTAAGATTTTGAATAAATATGATTTAATGCAAGAATATGGAGCTATAAATGGCTGAATTTAAACTAGGTAGATTAAGATTTGTATGGAAAGACCAGTGGACAACCGGCACAACATACTACAAAGATGACATCATTGCATATGGTGGCAAAACATTCCTTTGTGTAGCAGGTCATACTGCCGCAGCGGACTTCTATACGGACTTAGACAATATTCCGACAAAGTGGAATCAGTTTAGTGATGGCCAAGATTGGAAAGGCGACTGGACTGGCACAACACTTTACAAAGTCAACGACATTGTAAAATACGGCGGATATGTATATATTTGTAATGACGGCCACACTTCGCAGTCTACTTTAGAACTGGATCAAAGCAAGTGGGACTTGTTTGCAGAATCGTTTGATTGGAAATCTTCATGGGCCACTGGAGTTGTTTACAAAGTTAACGACCTAGTCAAATATGGCGGGTTGGTTTATCTTTGCAACACTGCACATACTTCGGCAGGAACAGCCACTTTAGGATTAGAAGCTGATCAAAGCAAGTGGGATTTATTCTCAAAAGGCATTGATTGGAAAGGCGCTTGGGCCACTAGCACACGCTACAAGGTAGGTGATGTTGTAAAATACGGCGGCACTACCTATGTATGTAATCTATATCATACATCACAGGCAACAGCCGCACTTGGTCTAGAACCTGATCAAGCAAAATGGGACTATTTCAACCAAGGAGTTGAATACAAAGGCAATTGGACCACTGCCACTAGATATAAAATTAATGATATAGTTAAAAGCGGTGGCGGCGTCTATATCTGTATCGTTAGCCATACAGCTGATGCTGCATTTCCTACAGACTACACAGGTGGAAAGTGGAATCAGTTTGTAGAAGGCGTTGAATTTGAAGGCGAATGGTTATCAGGAACTACCTATCAGCCAGGCGATATCGTACGCTACGGCGGAAACAGCTATATTTCTAAGACTGCACACATAGCAGCAGGCGGATTTACACCATCTACTAATACCACAGATTGGGATTTGTTTGCAACAGGTTTTAGATTTGCTGGAGCATGGAACTCGGGAACAACCTATAAGGTTGGAGAAATTGTACGCAATCAAGGATATACCTACGTTGCAACTGCTGACGGTCAAAATTTTCAACCGCCTAACGCATCTTACTGGGAATTGTTGAATCAAGGTATTGATTGGACAGGCGATTGGGCCTCATTAACATCTTATGTACTAGGAGATGCTGTTAAATTTGGACCAAACAGTTATATTACTGTACAGGCACATACCTCAACTGCTAGCGGATTAGATCGTCCTGATAACGATATTACGGGCACATATTGGAATTTGTTAACCGCTGGTAATGAAGAATCAGTGCTAACAACAACCGGCGACCTAGTATACTATTCAGGTGGCGGCCCAACAAGACTACCAGTAGGAGACGAAGGTCAAGTACTTACAGTTGAAAATGGACTACCAGCATGGAACTATTTTGGTCAAGTGGCCAAGGTATTTTATGTTGCGCCACACGGAATTAATACTCCTGCCCCAACATACGGTTTAACTATTGACAAACCGTGGGCCAGTGTAAGATATGCCTGTGAACAAATTACCAACGGTACTGAATATCCTAATGCAGCCTATTTGTTAAAACAAAATAGAACATTTATTCAGAAAGAAATTGTTGAGTGGGTTAACTATCAAATTACCTACTATACAACTACAGTACCAACACCGTCTAGTATCTGGTACAATTTTACCAACGACAGTATTTCCGCATGCCAACGAGACATGGGATTGATTGTTGATGCAATTACACACGACCTAACACATACTGGAAATGTAAAAACTCTAGAAGCTACTGAATCTTATTTTTCAGCAGGTACACTAATTACCGCAATTTCCGATGAAGAGTTTCAATTAATTGCAGCGATCAATTACGGATTATCTTTAATCTCTAGTATTTTAGCTAATACAGCACCTGCTCAAAATTATCAAACATTAAACGGTATCGGCGCTGGTAGCAGAATCAAACAGATTATCGATGCAACTTACACAGCTGAAGCAACAGCCTATGCACAATGCGAGTCGTTGTTAAACATTATTACAGCAGCATTGGCAGCAGGCGTAGATACAGGACTTCCAGAGTTAGATACTCCTGGCTATACAATTAATGTTAAGACTGGTCAATTCTATGAAGTATTGCCAATTCCTGTTCCTGCTAATACAGCTATTGTAGGCGATGAACTACGCTCAACAAGAATTAGTCCAGAAGGCAGCTTAATTGCAACCAACGACAAGGCAAAGTCAGTATCGACATTACAAAGATTGCAGTCAGTAACTGATGAGATAATTGCCAATACTGCAATTACACCTACTACGGGAAATACTGCTACTCAATATACCACTCTACAAAAAGCTGGTAATACTGGTAGTGCAACAGCGGTAAGTTCAGTTCAGGCTAATACAGCAGAAATTAAAGATATCGTTACAAATAATACACCAAATGCCTATGTACGCCCAACACCAACTGGTGGAACAGGCAACGCATTTACTGCCGGCTATCTTGATGCTGCTAGATTGATTAATGCTAATAGAGCATTCTTACAGTCCGAAGTTAGTGCTTGGATTAACGCACAAATTTCTGGAAACATTGCACCGTTTGTTGGATTTGTCTATGGCGGAACACAACAAACAAAGTGCGAGCGCGATGTTGGATATATTGTAGATGCATTGGTCTACGACATAACCTACGGTGGTAATCTTGCTACAGAAATTGCTGCAAGATCTTATTACAGTTTAGGATCTTTTGTAGAACCGACTATTGAAAAGGCACCAGCATTGGCAGTTCAATTGCGCATCAAAGATATAATTGACAACATTGCTACAGGCAATACTGCTGGTTGGACAAAAACTACCGGTCTAACTCAAGATGTATCTGGTACACCGGGTAGTGCTCCTGCAGCATCTGCTGCACAAGATCGTATTCAAGAAATTTACAATACTATCGACACTGGCACATCACCAACAACAATTGCTCCTGATATTACTTGGCCTGCAGCCGCATTGATTTCTGCTAGAACAGCATTAAACACAGCAAGAACACAGATTCGTAGCGATGCGGTTGCCTATGTTAAAAAATTATACCCAACATTATCATTTGACGAAACACTGTGTTCACGCGATGTTGGCTACATGGTAGATGCACTTGGCTATGATCTGATGTTTGGATCAAACTTCCTTTCAATCCAAAGCGGATTGTCATATCAAAGAGGATTAACATCCACTGCACTAGTATTAGGCAGTCAATTGGCTGCGACTCAAGCGATCATTGACTTTTTATCAGCGGCAACTTCTAAAATTGTTGCTAGTGGAGCAGTTGTACTAGCAGACAATTTGTGGACAGACATTATTAACTATGTTAATACAGGAACACAGCCGATTATTGTAGGATCAAATGATCCTACAGAAGATCTAGATAGAATCAACGGTGCTAAAATTCTACAACTTAATAAAGAATTCTTAGTAGCTGAAGCAGATGCTTACATTGCAGATACATTTAAGGCTACAGTTTCTGCATCAGACAATGGTACAGATGTATTAACATGTGGATCACAGACCTGGATGGTAGCAGGAGATACTGTAAGATTTACAGGAACTGTATTTGGCGGAGTATCACTGAATACAACATACTATGTTCTTAGCGCAAGTTTAACAGCTACAACATTTAAGATTTCGTTAACACCTGGCGGTACAGCAGTTGACCTATCAACAGCATCTGGAACAATGACAGTTAAATGGTACTATGGTTCTGCTAGCTGCAACAATGATGTGAGAAATTATGTAGAAGCCATTGCACACGACTTGGTATATACAGGAAACTACAAGTCAGTTTCAGCCGCACAGTATTATAGAAATGCATTAACTGGCTCTAAACTAGAAGACATGTTCTATGTTAAGAATGGTACAGGTCTAAGAAACTGTACACTGACAGGATTAGACGGTAGCTCCGATGGTAATACCACAGGTTATCAATCTGCTCTAACAACTGTGCCTAATGAATACGGCACACTGCGTCCTAATGCCGGTGCTTATGTTTCTTTAGATCCAGGTTGGGGACCAAACGATGAGAATGTATGGGTAGTGAACAAATCTACATATGTTCAGAACGTTACAACATTCGGTATCGGATGCGTTGGACAAAAGATTGACGGAAGTTTACATGCAGGCGGAAACGATTCTATTGTTTCCAACGACTTTACACAGGTATTGTCAGACGGCATCGGCGCTTGGATTACCAACTTAGGTCGTGCAGAACTTGTTTCTGTATTCTCATACTATAACTACATTGGTTATCTAGCAGAAAACGGTGGAAAGATTCGTGCTACTAACGGAAACAACTCCTACGGTACATACGGAGCAGTAGCTGAATTCATCGACATTTCAGAAACACCGGTATTAGGCAATATTAATAATAGAAACACTGATGCAAATGTACGCAGTGTGTTAACAGACGGTACTGGAGTATTATTACACGAATTTGGAAACGCAGGTTCTGAATACTCTCAGGCAATATTTACAATATCAGGAACAGGATCAGGAGTTGCTACAACTGCTAATGAATTTAGAGACGGTGGTGTATTCCAAGTTAGACTAACTGATCCAGGTGATTCAAGCGGTCCTGGAGGTGTAGGCTACGTTACTGCACAAAACCTTGCACAATCAGGAAATACTACACAGATCACACTAGCAGCATCTGACAATAGCTCAAGTGCAGCCTATGTGGGAATGAGCATATACATGATCGGCGGAGTTGGTGCAGGTCAATACGGCTACATTAACACTTACAATGCCGGCAGTAAAGTTGCCACAGTGTATAAGGAATCTACTGGCACACCTGGCTGGGATCATGTTGTTGCAGGTACACCAATCGAAGCAGCATTAGATCTTACTTCGAATTACGAAATAACTCCAAGATTAGCATTCTCGGCACCTCCATTTACAAAATCCACAGCCGATATGCCAAGCAGCCAAAATTGGTCTGACGTTGCATGGGGCGACGGTGTTGGTAGTTATACTGCGGTTTCCGCAACAGGTGGCGCAGGAAGTCTAGCTACATTTAATGTATCTAGACGCAGCGGAGTGTATACAGTAGAAATTAATGCTCCTGGGGTATTGTACGTAGCAGGAAATACATTAACAATTCTAGGAACATCATTAGGCGGCGCAACTCCAGCAAATGATTTAACAATCACTGTAGATACAGTTAGCACAGTGGGCGGTATTATACAGAGTATAACACCGAGCGGAACAGCAATTACTCCTAAGTTTGTGGCGCTTGCCGGTGGAACTAATTCTGCAACTACAGCAGCAGCAACCAGTTTAGATGGAATTACATGGTCGGCAATGACCATGCCATCATCGGCACAATGGGTAGCTGTTGCCTACGGTGCTGTATCAGGTATCGGTTATTATGTTGCCGTTGCTAGAGAAAGTGCTTCAGCAGCCTATTCAAGAGACGGAGTAAATTGGACACTATCTAGTCTAGGCGAAGTTGCTGACTGGAGCGATATTGCTTACGGTGCAGGAACATTCGTTGCAATCTCAGAAAGCGATTCTAGTCAAACATTCAGAGCATGGAGCTCTAACAATGGTGCTACCTGGAACACAACAACTTTTGCATCGGGTGCAAAAGCAATTGCCTATGGCTTTAGTAGATTCGTTGTTGTAGAAGGCAACTTCTCTAATTCTGTAGCCTACTCAACCAACGGTGCTACATGGACTGTGACTACATTGCCAAGCAATGATGATTCTACAGAATCAAACTGGGTAGACATTGCCTACGGTAATGGACGCTATGTTGCAATTTCAGATAGTTCTGCAATGGCAGCATACAGCTTGAACGGAGCTACATGGTACAAGAGCAATTTGCCGGGTATCTATGAGTGGAGTTCAATTGGTTATGGACAGGGTGTATTTTACGTGACCAGCTTAGGCGATGCCGCAGCAACTTCACCAGATGGTATTACATGGACATTAAGAGATGGTTCTTATGGATCGTTTGATATTACAGCTACATCTCAAAACACAAACACTGCATATGCAGAGACAGCAACATTAACAAGTGGTACATGGACAGATGCTATTTGGACAGGCACACAATTTGTAGCGGTAGGTTATAGCGGATCAGCTGGTCTAGTTGCAACTAGCGCAACCGGAGCATCATGGACCAATGCTACATTGCCTACGGTTAGTAGTGCATTTTCTTATTCCACTGTGGCTTACAACGGCTCAAATCAATATGTAGCGGTAATTGGTGGCTCCGGCGGCACTAGACACATTGCTACATCCCCAGATGCTGTAACATGGACTGGTCAAATAGACGCAATCACAGCAGCTCGTTATTGGAAAGAAATAGTATATGGGGCGGGCAGATACATAGCGATGAGTGCTGAAACTGCCCAGGTGAATTACTCAACAAATGGCACCAGCTGGACCAATGCAGCAATTAGCGGTGGCTCGGCAGAAAACAGTGCTATTGCATATGGTGCAATTGGCGGGACAGATTATTTTGTTATAGTTTCTGGTTATGTATCAGGAAGCCAAACTGCTTCATACTCAACTAACGGTGGGGTATCGTGGACTTCGGGCAGTACACTGCCTAGTTCAGACTTCTGGGCAGACGTGGCATTTGGCAACGGCAGATTTGTTACAGTGGCAGGTGGTACAGGATCTACTTCGACCAAGGCAGCTTACTCAACAAACGGTACTACATGGGCAGCGGCAACGCTTCCAGGCACAGCCACACGTTGGAACAAGATTGTCTACGGCGGTGGAGCATTTACTGCATTTGCCTACAACTCAAATAGAACTGCCTACTCAGTAGACGGTATTACCTGGGTTGAAGGCAATACACAAGCAGCCACAAGAAACTGGGACGCGGCAGCATACGGAAACACTAGAAACGTTGTGTTAGCAACAGGTACAGCAATAGGTTCTTACAACGACTTTGCATTGAATACCAACTATCTAACCACTTCAAGTACAACTACCAAGTTGAATGTTAACGATAGAATTAGAGTCGTTAGCGATTCAGCCGGTTCAGAAGTCTTTGGCGGCCTACGAGCAGATACACCATATTATGTAACCAGTGTATTTGACTCAACAAGATTTACAATTTCTACTTCGTTAGGCGGATCAAACGTTGTACTAAGTACTGGCAGCGGTTCTATGTTGATGTTATCTTCTAAGAGCTATACTGCAAGTGCATTAGGTAATTATAACGGTGTTCCAAATTGGGTAGTTTTAGGTGCAAACAGTCAAGGCGTACTAAACATTAGACAGGGTGCTAAAACAAGAGCCCGTGCATATGTATTAAGTGATGCACTGACTGAAATATGGATCCATGAACCAGGTTCAGGCTACATAGAAGCGCCTACTATGACTATTACTGATCCTAATAACACAGGTGCTGATGCAACAACCACAGTAAGAGTCGGCAACGGTGTAATTGCACAACCAACCTACAGCAACAGAGGAACTAACTATACCGCTGCTACTGCATCGATCGTTGGAAATGGTTATGCAGACAACTATCAAGTAGGAACATTTATTGGATTTACCGGACTTACTGGAATTCCAGCATCTGGTTCTAACGTACAAATTGCTGGGATTGACGATATCTGGTATAGACTAGTTAACGTAACTAATATTCTTAGCTTGGGCGATGGAACATATTCTGCAACATTACAGGTAAGTCCTCCGGTTGGTCCTGCAGAAGCACCAGAGCACTTAAGTTCTGGTATTATTCGACGCAGATATAGTCAAGTTCGTTTAACAGGACATGACTTCTTGGATATTGGTACTGGTAATCAGGTCAACACCAACTATCCAGGATTACCTGTATCCGATCCGATTCCTGCATACGAAACAGTAGTAGGTGGCGGTGGTCGTGTATTCTACACATCAACTGACCAAGACGGTAATTTCCGAGTTGGTGGATTGTTTAACGTTGAACAATCAACCGGTGTTGCAACTCTAAATGCTGATGCATTTAACATTGCAGGATTGAATGAGTTGAGTTTGGGTTCTGTAGCACTTGGTGGTTCAGGCGCAACAATTACAGAATTCTCAACAGACCCATTCTTTACACAAGATTCGGACAGTATTATTCCAACACAACGAGCAATTAAGGCGTACATTACCAGCCAAATTGGTGGTGGTGGCTCTAGTTTGAACGTAAATACCCTAACAGCTGGTGTTATATACATAGCTGGTCAAACTATCGCTACAACTACAAATGTACAAATAAACATAAATACTAAGGTGAATTTCAAAGGTGGTATTGCTGGTAATGCCCTTGTGTTAAATTACTTTTTATTGAACAATTGATGGAGATTCAACAATGGCAACAGGATTATTAGGTCAAGCGGCATTAGCCGCAGCAACAAATACAACGCTGTACACAGTACCGGCTGGTACATTTACGGTATTGGGTCTTAGCCTCTGTAATAGAGGTAATACTACAGTATCAGTTAGAGTAGCATTGGCCACAGCAGGAACACCAACTAACGCAGAATGGGTCGAATACGATGCACAAATCAGCCCAAACGGTGTATTAGAAAGAACTGGTATTATGATGAACGCAAACAAATTGCTTGTAGTTTACGCCAGCAACGCTAACGTATCAGCCAGTGCCTTTGGCATTGAAACTTCAACAACATAATATTAGGAGATAATATAAAATGGGACGATCAGTATCATCCTTTGGGGCAGACGCAGTAGTTAACAGAACGTTAACCACTTCAACAACAGTTAATGCTGGGGAAAGAATTTTTGCAAATTCAACATCAGCAGCATTTACAATTACACTACCATCTGCGCCCAATGACGGAGACACAATTCAAATTATTGACGTAGCAGGTATTTTTGCTACTAACAATGTTACAATTGCAAGAAACGGATTAAAAATTCAAAACTTAACAGAAGATCTAGTATTGAATTTGAACAATGCAGCAATTACCATGATATATTCCGGCGCAACATTTGGCTGGGTATTCATTGGACCATAATCGGAAATAAAAATGGCAAAACTATCTGACCTATTATCTACTAGAGAGATTGCAGCCAACCAGACTAATCTGGAAAAGGGCAAGGTCTGGGTTGTTAGTCCTACTACAATGTACACTTGTATAAGAAGTGATCATTTGTGGTGTTGGACATCTCCGGGTTGTGGAACACTTACTGTTGAAATGTGGGGAGCTGCTGGCAGCGGTTCCCGTATGTGTTGTTGCGGCTTTGGACTACCTGGAAATGCGCCTGGCTATACCAAAAAAACTCTAGCTGTATTTTGCGGATCAAACATTTGTGGCTGTCCAGGCATGGCCTGCAATGCGCATGATCTTTGCTTCTCAGGATGTAGTCTACCCACATATGTGCAGTGGAAACAGGCTCGAGACCTATGCGGATACACCAGCGGTTGCATGTGCGCTCAAGGTGGTCGAGCAGGTACTGCAATTTGTTCAACATCTACAGGACCATATTGCTGTTTTAGAGCAGCAGGTTTCTGCGCAACACAATTGGGTACATCACAATGCGGAATTATTTGTAATCATTGTTCAGGAGGATTCCTTGGCTGTGGCTACGGCGGCGACGTTAACTGCTGCGGATGTATTTCCTGCATGTTATACTGGTGCGGTGATACCGGACTTGGAAGACCTTGTTGGTCGCATCAATTCATAGCCACCGCTGCTAACGTTTACTCGGAGCAAGGCGGTATTGTTGCATCTATGGCTGAAGAAGATCCAGAATACACAGATTGGAGCGGTTCGGGATTCCACTCTCATGCGCATACCATGAATGGTATGACTCGCTCACCAGTTGGCGGTATTCCTTGGACAACATGTTATTCTGGAAACCAAGGTTGCGGATGTTATGAAATGTTCGGTTGTATGCCTTTCATGCCATACGGAGTTGCTGGTGCACCTCCTTATCCATGTCCAGGCGTTCGTGATCACGGTAAACGTGGCGGCCACGGTGCAATTAGATTAACATATAGAGGTTCTGGATCAATGAATCAGAACTGCGCGATCCTAGGAGGAAGATACTAAAATGGCGTTACTCACACAATTATTAGGTAATCGCGAGCAGGCCTTTGAAGACAATCTTGAAAAAGGTAGAATTTGGGTCTATACAGATGGCAACATGTACTCCTCATTCTGTAATGGTTTCTGTTGGCGTTCGCCTGGCACAGGCTGCGTCATTATCGAAGCCTGGGGTGCTGCTGGTTCAGGAGCACAGATGTGCTGCTGCGGAGCAGGCTTACCAGGAAACGCACCAGCATACACAAAAAAATGCCTATGCGTAAATTCAAGCAACTATGTATGCGGATACATTGGACGTTCATGCAACAACTCTTCAGCATTGTGCTTTAGAGGATGTTCGGAAGCCAGCTGTATTTGCTGGTACGGATGTTCACCAAAAGCTCTATACGAAGGCGGATACTATCCAGGCGATAGCGACAGCTACAAAGGCAACAATCCATGGGGTTGGGGCAGCGAAGGTGGCGATCCGATGAGCTCAAATGTAGGCAATGTAAACTTTCAAAATGGCATGCATCAAGGACTTGCTGGCGGTAGCCAATGTACACTCGGTACAATACCTGGCTGCTGTGGTTGGAGTCAATGTCGTGCAGCAGGCGCAACTAACGGTTGCCTATGCGCTCAAGGTGGTAAAGGCGGTATATCGTTCTGTATGGATACAAAGTCGCCGTATAGCTGTTTCAGAACAGGCTATTTCTGCGGAACAGGCCTGGGCCCTGCACACAACATGTGCGATACGGGTAATAGTGCCTGCGGTATGATCTGCAACGTTTGTCAAGACGGTTCAGGCCTAGGGTGGATTGCCTGCGGCTATGGCGGAGATGTTAACTGCTGTGGTGGTTGGTCATGTACATCATTCCAAGCATGTCTACAGACATGTCCATGTATGTATCAATACCATGTGCCAGTTGCAGCGGGTGTTTTCAATGAAGAAGGCGGCGTGTTTACATATACCTCATACAGTGATGACTCTCCAATGGGCGGATGGAGCGGAAGTGCTTCGTTTGCACACATAAACGGTCTAACTACTATGAGTAGAGATCCTCAGCACAACGGTTATTTTACTTGCTGGAATAACCAAAGAAGCTGCGGCTGTTATGAAATGCAAGGCTGTATGAATTATATGCCATACGGTGTTCCAGGAGCTGCACCTCATCCATGTCCAGGCGTTCGTGATCATGCGATGCGTGGCGGTATGGGAGCAGTACGAATTAAATACATACCAGCAACAGGAGGCACAGCGTACTAACATGGCAAATTTAAAAACATTAGTAGAAGCCAAACTAGATCAAATTGAGTGGGATGAAAAAAATCTTGACAAGGGTCAGGTTTGGGCTTTCAGTCCAGGAACAGAGTACACAAACTTTGTCAACGGATTTTGCTGGACAGCATGTGCAACTGGAAAAGTAATTTTAGATGCATGGGGCTCAGGCGGAAGCGGCGGCAGAATGTGCTGTTGTGGACACGGTGTTCCTGGTAATCCGGGCGCCTGGTCGCGTAAGTGCATCTGTGTAGTAGCAGGTTGTGTGATCTGCGGATACATTGGTAAGAGCTGTAATAACGCTAGTGATCTATGTTTCCGCGGTTGCTCCGAAGCCACATGTCTATGCTGGTTTGGTCGTAATCCTACAACAGGTGCTGCCATAAACGGCTGTATCTGTGCGCAAGGCGGACGTGGGGGTACAACCTACTGTAATCCATCAGGAACAATTTTCTGCTGTTTTGTACAAGGCAACTTCTGCAACACAAACTATTCAAACGGTACCTGTGGAATTATTTGTAATTATGGTTCAGGAACTGGTTCGTGTTGTGCGCAAGCCTATGGCGGCGACATCAACAAGAACGGTGGCTTCAGCTGCGTTACGTTCTGGACCTGTTATTCAAACTGCCCATGTTCTACACAGTACCACACTGCAATTCCTCCAGGAATGTTTGCCTGTGAAGGCGGAGTAGTAACAACAGGTACAGAATCTGACAACGGATTTAGTGAATGGTCAGGTCAGGGATTCCATCAATTCAGCCAGGGTATTAATGCTCTAAGCAGAAGTCCTGCAAGAGGAATGCCGTGGACTGCTTGCTATTCAGCTCACACAAGAAGCTGCGGATGCTATGACGTCCAAGGTTGTATGCCATTCTATCCACCAGCAGTTGGCGGCATGCCAGCTACACCTTGCGGAGATGTTAGAAGTAACGGTTTCCGTGGTGGATTAGGTTTGGTTAGAATTAATTTTATTGCTAAGGATTAAAAAATGAGAAAAGCGTTTACTACAATACTGCCCGATGAGCCGTATAAAATAACTACAAAAAGTAATATTACTGTAGATTGTATATATACTGGCAAACGATACCTTTTAGTTAGGATGAACAACGACGGCAGCATGTTCTGTTTGGAAAGACAGGAAGAAACTCTAGAAGCTCTTGACATGTTTAAGTTAACAGATGCTCAACTAGCAGGAGAAGGACACTATCAAGTTGTGTTAGATGCTGAAGTTAATACTTGGGAAGCAGCACACCTAACACACGACTATGAGCATTCTGCTGTCCCTGATCCAACATTCACTCTGCCAACTGGCGAAACATGGACCTATCACTATGATGACTTTCATGGTGCATTGGCGCAGCCGTTCTATGTCAACGACATGCAACACGACCGTGCAACCAATACTTGGATTCGTCCAAGATATCGTGTACATGCATTAACAGCTGAAGCATTTTGGGCCGGCGTTCAAGATCAGTTGAAAACTTTTGAAACAGCAGCAGCTTCAACAGCATACCTTCCAGAACAGTTGGTAAAAATTAAGGCTCACAGAGATTGGTTAAAATCTGCACCTACTAGGTATGCAGGTGTTGATCATTGGAAAATTCCTTATCCTTCAGAAATTCCATCAGTTTAATTTAATTTAAAGCCAAGAAAGGCCTTGCACTTATATCCTTAAGGATATATAATCAGAGTGCAAGGCTTATTTTTTTGGAGTTTAAATGTCTAGATCGAAAGCATTTTTTATTAATGGCGGTGCTGGAAGAATGATTAGTTCTGTCCCAGCTTTTGAAAAGTACCTAGAGGAATCAGATGATAAAGATTTTATCATCGTCTGCGAAGGTGGAACGGATGTCTTTAAAGGGCATCCAAAATTAGATGATCGTGCCTACGATGTGTGGCATAAAGG